AAAAATAAATAGCCACCAAAATGGGCATGGTGGTTAGGGGGGGCAAGAGAAATCCTGCCCCCCTTGTTCTTATGCGATTGGCGGGAAGCCATCGCCTTCACGAATAGTCATGTCTGCTTTGGTGCAAGCGCGACCAAGCCGATGCTTCGTGAATGCTTTTAGTAATAAAGCGTTATGCGTTGATACGTCAATCCTCATGCGGTTAGCTACACGAATACGCATGATGCTCTCAAGCAGGTAACGTGCTGGTGCGCGAGGCCCTGAACCAGTACCAGACTGCAAGCATTTCATGAAGTCTTTTGCTTCCTCAGAATACCCAGCCTTGTGCCACAAGTAGTGCATTGCCGCAAGCGGTGCAGTGAGCAGAGATGTTGTTCTGTTCGTAGCCTTCGCTGTCTTTACGCAAAACTGGAGAAGGGTTTGGTCTACCTTGCTGAGATAAAAATCCTTCACCTGTTCATTCGTCCAGTTTAGAGATTGCGTGGTTAACTTCTCATTCTGGAACGCCAAGATAAACCGCACAGCAGTGCCAGTATCTTTGGGATATTGCACACCCATAATGCTGAACACATCAGTGTTGGAGCGTTGCGCCCCGCTATCCATGTGAGCAAAGGTGGATGGGTCAATGCCAAACACAGCGTGTGTCGTGAAGCTAGAGCCAGAGCGCACACAAGCGGCCAGTCTGTTCTGCCCGTCCTTGAGATGCCCGTCTGTGCCGAACTTCACGCTCTCACCTGTCAGCGTCCACTTGTTATCCTTCATGTCAGTGGCATACTGTGCAATCTTCTTGCTTTTCTTTGGGCGATTACCCACGTTGAGATTTTCCAGTATGTAAGCCGCTAAGTCTGGCGAGAACTCGACCACCCTTGAGTTTTGTGGCGGGTTCTTTACTAGCGATTTTAAGTTGTCCACTTGCGTGTGGACATCTAAGTCAGCCGCGATGCGGCGTTGGTTTGAAATGATGTCGTTAGCCATCACTTACCTTTCTGCCTCTTGTCCGTTTGTAGAGGCCTGTCGCCTTGCTCAAGGGCATGGTTGTCCTCATTCTGGTTGAGCAATCCAGAAAATTACATATAACTTTTTAAGAAAAGCGGGGCAGCCCATCCTTCCAAAGACTGCCCCGCAAGAGGGTGGCACGGAGGTAAAGCCACCCTACCAGCCAGTGTCCCATTGGGTGTAGTGCGTTACTCTACCTGTGGGAGTACACAGAAACACTGGTCTGTTATTAGGTGAAGCTATCAGTCATCCCCAAGCTGGTCAAGGATTTCTTTGTCCTCCGTCATTACCTCCTGCACCACTTCTAGGATTTCCTCCTTCACGTTGTGGCGCACAGAAAGAACCATACCATCAGCGGTCATGATGCATATGCATGGCTCGTCATGTGAAGATAACTCTATATCATCACTCCACATATCACGGGTCATCCCCGTGACCTGCTTCGCGGTTATGCCAAGCTTCTTACACTCAGCTTCATATGCCTGCCTAGCTTGCTCTATGTTCATCGTCCATCCCTTTCAGTTCTGACATAAACAATCTAGCAGTTGCGTATGCCGCAGCAAAACACATCAAAGCCACAAACCAGTCGGAACGGATGCCATCCATGCCAGCGAATAGAAGACCGACAAACACAAGCAAGCCAGTCATCAGTGCGTAAAATAAAGCCATAAACATATTAGTCCCTCAATCCTCGCCAGTGGTCAATGATATCCTTTCGGGCATCGCTGGCTGTGTAAACATTGTTAATGATGTCAGCCATCTCGCATAGCAGTGACTGAATATCTAAGTTGTCATCTCCATAAAAGAAAGCCACCATGTCTGGTGTTACATGGCGCGGGTTTGCCTCATCAAATACACGCTCAGTCATGCCGACACCTTCAATGTACCAAGTGTTTTCTCAATAATTTTCTGAAGCTTATTGTAGTCCTCACTTGATATGTCCATTTCTTCAAGGGCAAATTCAAGTGCTTCTACAAGGAAATTATATTCCCACTCAGTCATAATCAGACCTCGTTTGTATCGTACCAATACGGCGTCACTGGTTTGATTACAGTGTCATCAAACACCTCACCCATATCAGCTTCTTCTTCCCGAATGGTATCAACAATTTCATTGGCAGCTTCGGCATCAACTGCCTCCACCACATACTCACGCGCCTCTGCGTGAATAAAAGTTACACGAAACTTTTTCGTTTCGACAACATTGATTTTATCTTGCGTCATTTTACAATCTCCAAATAACTTTCACCCTGATTTTCTTTGAGCAGCTTATACACTCGCTCGACATTTTGATAAACCTCTTTGGCTATCTCAGGGTCTTGAACAAACTCAGTGACAACACTCAGGTTGTCACCAAACCAATCGCTACACCCATTAAGCGCATACAGTATCTCTGGTAAGACAGAGATAATAAACTCGTATTGCTTGTTGGGTTCGCAGACAACGTCACCCGTAGACTTGCTACGGATGACGAGGCCATCTGCATCCCAAGTGTCGTAAGACACCTTGCGCCAGTGACCATTTTGATGTGGCATATAATCCTCCTATAGTTCATCAAGTAATTGCGAAAGAACCTCGCCCTTAGTGCGGCGGCGCAGCAACGCCTCAGCATCGGAAAGGTTCACGCCGATACCATGCACTGGTGTGTCAGACCCGTCAAGGCTTGTGACCCATCGCTCATGTTCCTCAGCCCTACCATTTCTCGACACAATCACACGGCATTTGTAGACAGATATACCATCCTCAGACAGTCGTTTGACTTCACGCTTCTTGGCTTGAAGCACAAACACCTGACGCAGCTTCGGGTCTTTGATGACACTCAGCCCACGATTGTAGACCTGAGACAGCCAAGCTGGAGAAACATGAACAATGTTCTCAGCATAGTGCTGCTTCTCTGGTCTAGGCTCTACGCCCACTGGCTCTTTACCACAATAGACTTTCCAGTATGAGCGTTGGAACGTGTCGCATATTGTGCGATAGGCAACAATCTGACTGTCATCTCTGTGGCGAGACATGGGTTGGTAGTCGTCACACTTTCGGAGACCCCTGCGGTAATCCTTGATTGCCTCGACTAGCTTTGAGCCGTAATGGTCAAATGCATTGCGGAGAGCATACCCAGCTTCGCCGCCAAGCTTTTCCACAATGTCTTCGGCTGTGGAGAAATCATCATTCCTTCGGTATGAAGACCTGTTAAACTCACCCACCGCATTTGTCGGAAGACCATACTTGGCGCAGTGGTCTTTCAGTTCCTGCTTGGCAAACTGGTGCATCTTATATGCATACTCCGCTAGACGGGCGCGGGAAGCACCATCGCGAAGGAAACCGATATCACTATCGTTTGGGTTTGCCTCCGCGTGTTTGTGTAGCTGAATTAAGCCCAGCAGCGATGCGGGGTTATCCCGCACCGCCTTCTTGTCATTGTCGTGTATCATATCAAACCTCCATTTGTAGATAAGTTGTTTCACCGAATGGTGCTTCTGGGGTGCGGTCATTCGTGCCGACCCACAGGACAGGATATTCGGGTGCATCATTCGGATAGTCATTGACCTCAAGGTCAGACAGGTAGACAAGATTGTCCACCGCCAGTTGGTGTTCGGCAATGTAGTTGAACACTGGCCTGACCCGTGTGCCGCCTCGACCTTTGGCAGAAAAGTTATCGATAACTTCTCCCTGCTCATAGGTCTTGGTGTATTGCACCTCAGTGTCACAGGCAATCACAGTGATGCTGCGCGGTGACAGTTCATCACTGATGGCGTTCATCTCACCAAGAAAGTGAGCCAGTTCATTGTCCGATACTGACGCACTGGTATCTATGGCAATCACCACATCTCCAGTGCCAATCTTGTCAACCGAAGGCATCACCATTTGATACTGGTGGTATGCCTTGCGGTGTGGGCGCGACCATGAGTAGTCATCTGGCTGGTCACCACCGACAAAGCGGCGCAGCACATCACGCCAGTCAACCTGTGACCGCTTCATGCGTTCAACCAGTTGCTCGATTTGCGCTGGCAGTTTGCCGACAGCTTTGGCAGATGCGGCGGCGATAAACACCCTTTGCTCCACATCAGCCTCAGCCATCTTCTTCTCAGCGTCAGACAGTTCCGACCCGTCAGGATTGGTCATGTCCAACACCATGCCCCAGCCAGCAGCATTGTCACTGGCGTTAGCTGGAAGGCGGTCATAGATAGCCTCAGCCGACAGGTCAGCATACTGCTTGTCATGAAGGCCGCCCTCAGGGAGAACAAAGGCAGGCGCATAGTCGCCGTTCTTATCTTTCTCCTGAGCAGACAGAATGATGTCATTGATGGCATAGTCACAGGCCACATTCCATCTATCCTTGTCTCGCTCGCCGCGCCGCAGCATGTGCTTGAAAACGACATGCAGCACCTCGTGAGCAATCACACCACGGATTTCTTCCTCAGTGTGTTCGTCAATGAAATCAGCGGAGTAGAATATACTGCGCCCGTCAGTTGCCATTGTTTCTATCTCTTGGCTCTCAACGAAAGCGAGAGATAGGGCGCACGAACCAAAGAACGGCTGGCGTATAAGCAAGCGCGTCTTGGCTCGTGCAATCTTATCGGATGCGTTCATGCAACCTCCAAAAGTTAGCTGGAACTTTTTACAGCACCAGAGATTTACCCTTAGTCAAAATCCATTGCTTGACTGCCTCAGCGCGTTTCAACTCAGGGTCGCGGTTCAGCGCATCCTTGATGGTGAAGGCCGCAAATTCCTGATGCGGTAAGCGGTTGAGATATTTGACCACATTGGCAATGTTCGACTTGTTGGCCTTGTGAGCCAGCGCAGCGCAGATGGCATAGCCGATAGACGGGTCTTCTGATACCTCAGCCGTGTCGGGGTTTGCAATCAGCTTGTCGATATCTGGGCAGGTCTCATAGACACGCAGGAAGCCGACAAAATCAGCCGCCGCACCCTGTCCAACCTGACCAGCCAGTGCCTCATTCTGACAGGTGCTGTCCAGCTTCCATTGTAGGACGCTAGACACACGCTCCCATGAGCGAGGCGAGGGACACGCATTTGCATCGCGGTCAAACTTGTGCAGGAACTCAGGGCGAAAGCGCAGGAAGGCGCAGACGCGAGGGTCTATCTGCTTGCTGTTGAAATAACCGACAGTGTCTTCAAGGTCAGCCTCAACCTCTAGGAACATCAGGCGGTCACGCAGGTGCGTGGGCATCTGGTTCGTGCCAGCCTTGTCGCTGGTGCGGTTACCAGCCGCCACAATCACCCAGCCATCTGGCAGGTGGTGTTGGCCTACACGCCGTTCATTGACGATTTGTGCCGCGATATTCTGATTGGCAACAGGGGCTTGGGGCAATTCGTCTAGGAACAAAATACCTTCGCCATCTGCTGGCATCCAGTCAGGACGGGCGCGATACATGGTCTCGCCATCTTTGTTGGGTAACACCCAGCCAGCCAATTCGCCAGCGTCATACTGAGCCAGCGACACGATACGGCAGTCAACGCCACGCGCATCTGCAATATCTTGGATGATGGTTGTCTTGCCCAAGCCTGCGCCGCCCACAAGGTACGGCACGACATACTGGGCATCCCGCCCGTCAGTGATTGACAGGTTGCTGTCGATTGAAGCCTCGACAATGGCTTTTGCTTGTGAAAGTTTCATGTAACTTTACCTCCGTTCATGAATTGCTGTTTCGACCTAGTCGGTCTCATCAGTGCAGGTCACTACCTACAGACAGCAGGCAGGGCGACCTAAGCCGCCCCGCCCGTTCTCATTAAGAGACCGCCACCGCGCTCTCCAGTTGAGCCTCAATCTTCTGCACATCTTCAGCGAGTTTTTCGGTTGCCTCGACAACAGCGTCCAGTGCAGACATGTCGGTGCGGGGCAAGCCCAAGCGCTTGATTACGCCAGCAGGGAAGTGCCGTGCTGGGTGCAGTGCGACCCGATGGGCTTTCGTGATGACGCTAGCGAGTGCCGTTGAAAGCACGTTGTAGCTTATCTCGAAGCCGCCCAAGCTATCGGCGTAGATAACGCCGAAGTCATCTTCGGGGTCTAGCCAGTCGCCAGCCACAAAGTGAGCAACCTCATAGTGCCGAATTTGCACATCAAAGTTTGCATCTTTGTTCTCGATAACAGCGAGATAGAATTTGTTGGCGAGAGGGATTGTGATTTGAGCCATGTGAACCTCCGAATGTTTCATGGAACTTTTTGCTGTTTCGGCATATTAGCCTCATCAGTGCGGGTCACTACCCGCAGACAGCAAGCGGGGCAGCCAGAGGGATAGCCGCCCCGCCCGTTGTTACTCAGCCGCGAAAGCCTCGACAACATCTTCGATAGTGTCAGCTTCCTCAGCAGCAGCCTGAGCCGCAGCGCGAATGTCATGCTTGCGATGCACCGCATCTGTCAGCTTGGCGACGAAAGCAGCCAGTGCTTCCAACTCATCATTGCGGTCATCAAAGCCGTTGAGCAGCGCAGCAGCCTCGCTGATATTGCCAGTCTTGGTCTCGCGACCAACAACCTTTTCGACAAGCAAATCTTCCTGAGATTTCTCATCATCACCGCAAACCAGCTTGCGAAGCTTGGCCTCGCTGGTCACCTCAGCCTGCTCGAATGCCTCAAGCACAGCGTCAGCAGTGACGTTTGTGCCTTCACCAGTTGAGAAGCCGAAGTAGCGCACAGCCGCTTGGCTGTTCTCGACATACTTTTTGATGGTTGCAGGCTTGAGGCCGCAATCAATCTCAAGCAAATCGCGAATGTCTTTGGCGATGGACACGGGCAGCTTGCCCTTAGCTGTCCATTCGTTCTTGCACATTTCAGCAATCAGGTCTGCATAACACGCAACCTTCAGCACGTTGGCTTGGTCAGTGTTGGCTGCATTGTCAGCACGAAGCGTTGCAATGCCACCCTCACGATTTGCGATGTTGTCCAGAATGTCCTGCTCGAATGAAAGAGTGAATTTAGTCATGGTGTAACCTCCGAATGGTAAACTCTGTTTCGGCCTTTCGGCCTCATCAGGGGCAGCACACACTGCCCGACAGAGCCTTGCCGCCGTTGGGCTGTAATCAAACGTGTACCTCAGGACGGGTGGAAGATTAGGTTGGCTAGCATCACCTGAGGGTCTCTCACCCCAGCAGCTAGCGAGAGCCTGTCTCGCCTTGTTGTTGCGCTTCGTTTTCGGGCAGCGTCCCCGTCGGATGACCATTATGTACCGCATCTAGATTTTACAGTCAACACTTTTTTTACACCTGTTACAATGCAGGGTGAGTAAGGGTTTGCGGCGATATCAAATTGTTCCATGTAACTTTTTTTGATACACTGGTGACAGAATTGACGGGGTAAAATCCCGCACCAAGCGAAGCGCATGGAAGGCGATACAATGGCTAAGGGTAATAAACCAAATCACCTGTCACTGGTGGCAGACAACCTAACAGGGAAGCAAGAAGCCTTTGCACAGAAAGTAGCGGCAGGGGCAGTGCTATCAGATGCCTACAGGGAAGCCTATGAGGCAGAGAACATGAAAGATAGCAGCATATGGACAGAGGCCTGCAAGCTAGCGCAGCACCCAAAGGTCTCCCATAGGATTAAAGCTATTCAGGCTGATATTGAGGCAGACCGCCGCACGAGGGAGGCCAGACGAGAGGAATACGTTTTGAAAATGCTTCAGGCAGAGGCAGAGGGGGCTGAGACAGACGGGGCGAGGGTTCGTGCGCTGGAATTACTGGGCAAGAC